GGTTGGTGGTCGATCCCGTGTTCGTTGAACTGTTGAAAGACGAAGATAGCCGTTTGCTGAATGGTGACTTCGGTGGCTCTGGTCTGCAAAATGGTTTGGTCATCAACAACCTGCACGGTTTCAAAGTGTATGTGTCGAACAACCTGCCTAAAGTTGGTACTGGTGCTGGAACTTCTGGTTCCGATAACCAGAACGTCAACTACGGCGTGATTGTTGCTGGTAGCGAAACTGCTGTTGCTTCGGCTCAGCAAATTACCAAGACAGAAACCTATCGTGACCCTGACAGCTTTGCTGACATCGTTCGCGGCATGCACCTGTATGGTCGTAAGATCCTTCGTCCTGAAGGTCTGGTGACTGCAAAGTACAACGCCGCCTAAGTTGATATGAACGGGGCTGATGCAATGTCAGCCTTGTTCTATCTTATTAATTAATAAGGAAACATTATGTCTATTGTTCAATCCATTCGTCCACTGCCCGTGTTGCTGGAAAAGAATGTGTCTCTCGCTGCTGCCTCTGGCACTGCTGTTGGTATCTCTGTGCCTGCTGGCTGCACCGTGCTTGCTGCTGGCTTTCAAAACTATGACGCTGTTGCTGATATTACTACCTACACTGTCGCAGTGTCAGATGGTACTACTACTTTCATGGCTGCTACTAGTTTTGATGCCGCTGCTGCTAACACCAACAAGGGTGGTGTGGTTCCGGGCTTCGTTGCCGCTGCTGACACCATTGACGTTGTGACCGTCATCTCTGGCACCGTTGGTGTCATCACTGGTCGGGTATGGGCTGTGGTTATTGATTGCGGTGCTGGTACTCGCGCTGCCGCCTCCGTTGATCGTGAACAGCTGGCTTAATAGCTAAGCCAACTAAGGGGGTGCTGGGGATTCTCGGCGCTCCCTTTATTTGTTTGTACGCTCCAATAGAGAGCTTTTTTATACACATGAGAGGATTCTCTAATGGCTATTACTTCTGCACTTTGCACCAGCTTTAAGAAAGAATTGTTGGAGCGTAAGCACGACTTCAACGCAACGTCTGGTCACACATTTAAGATTGCTTTGTTTACATCGTCTGCCTCTCTTGATGCAGCCACCACTGACTACTCTACATCTAATGAAGTTGTTGGTGTTGGTTACACAGCAGGTGGAATTGCATTGACTAACATTGACCCTGCTATCAGTGGCACCACAGCCTTCATCGACTTCGCAGATGCCACATGGCCCTCTGCCACTATTACAGCTGCTGGTGCAATGATTTATAACACCACTACTGATGGTGGTACATCGACAACAGATGCTGTTGCTATCATTTCGTTCGGTGGAGATAAGACATCAACCAACGGTGACTTCGTTATTCAGTTTCCTACAGCAGACGCAAGTAACGCTATTGTTCGTATCGCTTAATAGGCGTATGAGATAGTGGCAACAACCATACGCTCAGGCGCAATATATGGAATCGGTACATACGGTTCTGTTCGCTATGGCGTAAGCAATGTTGCTTATATTCCTGATGGTGTTGCTGCTGTTGCCACAAGCGATAGTGGTGTTGTCATTAGTGGAGATTCTAATCACGTTGTTGTCAGCTTAGTTAGCCCTGCCATTGTGGGCAGCGTAGGTGTTGTTGGTGTAGCAGTAACTAGTCTTGTTGGCGTACAAGCCTCTGCGTTGTTGAATGGCAACTTGTCGTTCAGCTTAGGTTGTAGGTTTGCCGTAAGCGGTGTTACAGCTACAGGTGCTATCGGAACTGCAACAGTTGTTGCTAAAGCGGCAACGCTTCTTTCTGGTGTTAGCGCTACAGGTTTTGTTGGCTCTCTTGCAATTGCTGCCGATGCTAACACAGCTGTCGTTGGTGTTCAAGCTTCCTTCTCCATTGGTGTAGTTGATGTTCGATCAATCAACCGTATCCCTGTAGATGGCTTAGTTGCCACTGGCGCTGTAGGCGACTTGGTAGTTGTGGCAAATGCTAAGACTCTGTTGTCTGGTGTTGTTGCACAATCATTACTAGGTACTGCCGTTGCTGCTGCTGCTAGTGTATACACATTAATTGGTGTTAGTGGCACAGCTAGTGTAGGCTCTGTAGTTGTACTAAACAATGCTCGTCCCACATTCGACGGTGTTGCTGCTATTGGCAATGTTGGTAATGTGAGTATAACTGTTACAATATTTGATTATAACAGCGTTGCCTATTTATACTCTAAGACGCGCACTGCATATGTAGATCGTTCTAGCACTTCATATGATCGCACTGTTATTATTCAAGCTGAAGATAGAAAAGTATATATTGGTAGAACAACCACATCAAGTGAACGAGTGGTTAGGGTTGCAACACAGCCCCGTAGTGTTCATATAAATAGAAAACTAAGTTCAGCAGATAGACGTGCTGTAGTTAATTAAGGAATAATAATGTCGTTTAAATGGCCTCCTAAAGATCCTGATGAGGTTCTTGATTATAGTGTTGATTGGTCACGCTTTATTGGTGTTGCCACCATTGCTTCTATAGCGTGGTATGTTGATGATGCAGACGGTGTTAAAACATTGTTCACTTCTGGTTCTGTTATTAATGGTCTTCAGAATGTTGCACAAACTATATCTGGTAAAGTCACTACAATTAATCTAGGACTTGGTACAGCTAATATGGAATATAAAATCTATTGTCTTATTTCTGATAGCACAGGCAGTGTTGTCGAGCGTGTTATTCGTATAAAGATTAAGGAACAATAATGGCTTATGATTATATTGGAATTGTTAATGAAGTTAATCGTAGGCTTAATGAAGTTGAACTAACCTCGTCAACCTTCCCAACTGCCACTGGTTTCTATGCCACAATTAAAGATGCTGTTAATGCATCTATTCGTGATATTAACCATGCTGCTTTTGAGTGGCCTTTTAATCACATCACAGCTGAAGATGTTTTGTCAGTTGGAATTACTCGTTATAGTTTTCCTAACGATTGCAACACAATTGACTTTGATACCTTTCGTATTAAAGAAGACACAACACTTGGTAATGCTACATCCAAGCTTGAGGTTGTTTCTTATGATGACTATCTTACTAACAGTGTAGATCAAGAATATAGAACAGACAAGCGCGAGCTTCCTCGCTTTGTATTTCAAGCACCTAGCTTAGAGTTTGGTGTGTCTCCAGCACCTGACAAAGCATATGAAGTCATTTACGAATACTATCGAGTCCCTGTTGATCTTGAGAGTGATACAGATGTCCCTTCTGTTCCAGAGCGATTCAAGCATGTAATTGTTGATGGTGCTATGTACCACGCTTATATGTTTCGTAGCAATGAACAAGCAGCTAACTTAGCCAAGTCGAAGATGGAAGAGGGTGTTAAGCGCATGCGTACAATGCTTGTTAATCGTTATGCTGAAATGCGATCTACAGCTGTTGTAACTTCTGCCACATCTTCGTTTGGAAGCAGGGTAGTTTAATATGGCAGATGCATGGAACACATACGCCTTTGAGTTTAAAGGTGGTTTAATTTCTAACCTATCTCCTTTGCAACAAGGTACTCAAGCGCCCGGTAGTGCTCGTCTGCTGAAGAACTTTGAACCATCTATAGACGGTGGATACAAGCGCATTGAGGGATATGATAAGTATAATGCAGCAGCTGTTCCTGCTTACGGTGCTCCACTAGTTCAAGCATCTGGGCAGACAGGCACTGTGCTAAACGTTGCTAACATCTTCACTGCCCCTGTAGCTGGTTCAACCTTTACCATTACTGGCGTCACTGGAACCTACACCATTGCTGCTCTAGGTGTGTCATATAACGATACAAACAAAACAGCTGCTCTGACGCTCACTACTTCTCTTGCCAGTAGCCCTGCTGATAAAGCTGCGATAACCTTTACGTCACACACAGGTATTATGAAGGGTGTTGCTGCTTGGCAAGATGATGTTCTTGCTTCTCGTGGTAATGATATTTATAAGTCTAATGTTTCTAGCTGGACAAAGATTAATGTTCCATCTTATGGCACAGTTTTAGTTCAAGGTGCTGGGCAGACAGGCAGTTCTTTAGTCATTGACGCACTCTCTGGAGTTCCACAAACTGGTGACACCTTCTCCATTGCTGGTGTTCAGAAGGTTTACACCGTCCTTGCTGATGCTACAGTTGTCGCTGGTGTTGCAACCATTTCCATTAGCCCAGCCCTTGCTAGTAGCCCTGCTGATAATGCTGCGTTGACATGGCTGACAAGTAATTATTCAAATGGTGTGAAGCTTCGCTTTGATAAATATCGCATTGGCACAACTGAAAAGATTATTGGTGTTGATGGTATTAATTATCCATTCATCTGGAATGGTGCTAGCTTTAACATTTTAAATAATGGGCCGTCTGATATTGAAGGAGCAAGCTTTGTAGCTTTCCATAAGAATCAAATGTTCTTTGCCAAAGGTGATATACTTACATTTACAGCACCCTATAGCGATAATGATTTTCAAGCAGCTACAGGCTCTGGTGTTATATCTGTTGGTAATGTTATTACTGGTTTAATTGTTTTTCGAGAAACACTAATCATCTTCACTGAGAAGACAATTAGCCAACTTACGGGAAACACACTTGCTGACTTCTCGTTACAGCCCATCACACGTAAGGTGGGTTGTGTAGCCAGTGATACCATTCAAGAGATGGGTGGTGATGTAATCTTTCTTGGTCCAGAAGGGCTGCGTTTGTTGGGTGCTACAGATCGTAATAACGACTTCAATTTAGGTGTTGTATCTAAGCCTATTCAAGCAGAGTCAACATCTCTTATTGCTTCATCTAGTAGCTTTTCTAGTATTGTAATTAAACAGAAATCACAATATAGAATATTAGGATATAACGCAACAGTTACATCATCCTCTTCTAAAGGCTTGCTCGGTACTCAAATGTCTGGTGACAATACCTCAGATATTGCTTGGGCAGAAACAGTCGGTATTAGAGCATATGTTGCTGACTCCAACTATCATGATCAAACTGAAACAATTGTCTTTGCTCATGATGATGGTTATGTATATCAAATGGAAAGTGGTAATAGTTTTGATGGTGGTAATATCATTGCTTCTTTTGCAACACCCTATGTACATTTAAATGATCCACGCATTCGGAAGACTTTCTATAAGATGTTTTTGTATGCTGACCCACAAGGCAGCGTTACAACCTCTGTCAATTTGAAACTAGACTTTGACACTCTGAACAGTATTCAACCATCAACCATTACGTTGTCTAACGCAACTGGTGTTGTTGGTTTTTATGGAACAAGTGCTGCTAAATATGGAACAACATATTACGGTACAAAACTTGTTAAGCAATTTGAAACACAAGTGATCGGTTCAGGATTCACTGTTTCTTTACAATTTATTTCAGACGGGCAAGATCCACCTTTTTCACTTGATGCTGCCACATTGGAATATTCAATACATGACAGACGCTAGGTTGTTGTGATAAAACTGTTTAAAAGAGAGAAACTCATATGACCGGATATACCCGTAAAGACACTACCAATAACATTGCTGATGGAAACATCATAAATGCTGCCGATTTAGACAATGAATTTGATGGCGTGCAAACAGCGTTCAACGCTTCTACAGGTCACACTCATGATGGCACATCTGCTGAGGGTGCTGCCATTGTTAAGATTGGGCCAGTGCAGGATGTTGTAGTTACAATTGCTGCCATGTATCCAAAGACAACAAACACTGTTGACTTAGGCACCTCTTCGCTGAAGTATAAAGATGCTTTCATTGCTGGCAACGAAACCGTTGGTGGCACCTTGGCTGTAACTGGTGTAACTACACTAACTGCACAGCCTGTGTTGTCCAGCCTGACAGCCTCTAGCGCTGTTGCTACAGATGCCAGCAAAGGCTTGGTGTCGGTTACTAACACAGGTAGTGGCAATAATGTGTTGGCTACATCACCCACGCTAGTCACACCAATCTTGGGCACCCCTCAATCGGCTACACTGACTAATGCTACAGGATTGCCCATCAGCACTGGTGTGGCTGGCTTGGGCACTGGTGTTGCCACTGCTCTTGCTGTTAATGTTGGCACTGCTGGCGCACCTGTTATTAACGGCGGTGTGTTGGGAACGCCTTCGTCTGGCACGGTGACAAACCTGACCGGCACAGCCTCTATCAACATTAACGGCACTGTGGGCGCTACAACAGCCAGCACAGGCGCATTTACTACTTTGACTGCCTCGGGTACAACAACCCTTAGCGGTAATCAAATAATTAGCGTAACCGACAACACCAACGCTGCCCTACGTATCACCCCGCTTGGCACAGGTAATGCGCTGTTGGTTGAGGACTCGACTAATCCTGACGCTAGTCCGTTTGTAATTGATGCGAGTGGGACTGTTATTACGGGTAACACCACATCAGTTCCAGTATGGGGGTTTGCAAATGGCTTGCAAAACTGGGCAGCGTTTGGGTATACAGCTCAGGGGCGATTCTCAAATGATGCGTTTTCGTCACGCAATACGTTTGTAAAAAGCCGCAGCACTTCACCCGGTGGGTTTACTGTCGTTCAGTCCGGTGATTCGCTTGGTGATATTTCATTTGCCGGAGCCGACTCTGCCGCATATATTGCTGGCGCACGGATAGAGGCTCTTGTAGACGGTACTCCCGGCACAAACGACATGCCCGGACGCTTGGTGTTCAGCACCACTGCTGACGGCGCTGCTTCGCCTACTGAGCGTATGCGCATCGACAGTGCTGGTAGAGTTGGAATCGGAGCAACCCCTTCAGCGGGACAAACTTTATTCATTGCAAAAAGCATTACAGGTAGCGTTAATGGCTCAGCGGTTCGCCAACAAGGAGTTGTGCAAAGTGATGTAACCAGTACTACATTTGCGTTTGACAATGTGTTGCTAACAGCAGCAGCAGCGTTTACGTTACCGACTTACATACACTATCACGCTCAACAAGCCACCATTGGTGCCGGCTCAGCCGTAACAACTCAAATTGGCTTTACTGCCGGGTCTTCTCTTATTGGCGCGACCAACAACTACGGTTTTTACAGCGACATAGCGTCTGGCACAGGTCGTTTTAACTTCTACGCTGTTGGCACTGCCGTTAATTATTTTGCTGGCAACGTTGGTATTGGTACGGCTTCACCGTCAGCACTACTTCACGTTGGCAATGTTTCCGCAAAAATACGCATTGGTGTTGATGCAAGTAGTCAATACACCGATATTTACCGCGACAGCGCCACTGGCTACACCGTTTATAACGCAGCACAAGCGGCGACCTTTCGAGGGCATATATGGCAGCTTGGCGGTGCTGAAGCCATGCGCATCACCAGCGCAGGTAACGTGGGGATTGGGACTACTTTGCCTGACAGTCGTCTTACAGTTCTAAACGCAAGTGCCACAGACCCCCTGACGATAGAGCTAAAAGGACAGCGAAACTTTGTAGCCGAAACACGCGGAGCAACGGCTATTGTTGCCACATCGCTCGGAACTCGAAATTCTCACGACTTTGGTGCTATTAGGTTTGAACAAAATCCTGTTACTTCAGATGGCGCTGGCGCATTGTTACGCTTGTTTGCAGGGGGATCGTCTTCGTCTTTTGCAGCAAACACAGAGTTTATTCGAGGAACAGCAATTACAAGTGCTAATGGCGTAGATAACATCCAGTTTCGCACTCTTGGAAACGAACGCATGCGCATCGACAGTGCTGGCAATGTGGGGATTGGAACTTCTTCGCCGGGCTACCCTTTGCATGTATCTAAAGATGCGTCAGGGATTGCAAATTGGGTAGCAACTACAAATACAAGTGCAACTGCTGGGTCAAATGCGGGATATTTAGGTATCGCATCGGGAACAAATAATTACTTTTCCCTTTTTCAAACAGTAGGCGGCACTACTTCGTTTAGTAACAGCGGCGCTGGGGGTACTTATATACAAACAGTTCAAGCCCAACCGCTTGTTTTTTCAACTTCTGCTACTGAGCGGATGCGCATCGACAGTGCAGGTAACGTGGGCATTGGGACGAATTCGCCGGGTGCTACAAAATTAAATGTAACTTCAAATGTTGCAGCGCAAGCAACTGTTGCAAATTTTGGACAAAGTTTTACTGCCCTTGCAACTGATGTTCAATGGACTAATGCCAACAGCGTAACCTCAACAACGCTAATTTCCAAGCGTACTGATGGCGGTCTTTGGCTTTACCAATCTGGTGCGGATTACATTGCTACTTACACCAACGGAACAGAGCGGATGCGAATCGACGCCTCCGGCAACGTTGGTATTGGGGCTACTTCGCCCGCTGCAAAGTTGGATATTTCTGGAAGCACAACAGCATCAAATCGTGCATTAAGAGTAATTCCTGCAATAGAAGCGGATATTGTTGCAAATGTACGCACATCAACAATACAGCGTATTGCCAATGATTCTGTTCTTGCAATGGGGTATGCCACCACCCCAGATGCTTGGGTTATCTCTGCAAGCTACGGTTCAACTGGAGCCTACAAACCTTTGGCATTTGCTACATCTGACATAGAACGGATGCGGCTGGATGCTAGTGGGAACTTGTTGGTGGGGACTCTGCTAAACCAAGGTGCAGGCCGTCTTAGTATCATTCCAAACAGTAGCGGAAACGCCTGTTTTAGTACGCAACACACTGGTACTACTTACTACGCGGCCTTGTTTTATACAAGTACAACTACTCTTGCGGGGTATATTTCAACTAGCAGCAACACGGTATCGTATGCCTCAATTTCCGACTACCGGCTAAAAGAAAACGTTGTTCCCATGACGGGCGCACTTGCAAAGGTTCTTGCACTAAACCCAGTCACATACAAGTGGAAATCAGATGGCTTGAATGGGCAAGGATTTATCGCTCATGAGCTAAAAGCGATTGTTCCTGACTGCGTGCAGGGTGAGAAAGACGCAGTCAAAGAAGATGGCTCTCCTGCATATCAAGGCGTTGACACCAGCTTCTTGGTAGCCACGCTCACAGCCGCAATCCAAGAGCAGCAAGCCCTCATCACCGCCCTGACCGCTCGCATCACTGCTCTCGAAGCAATTTAACTAAGGAAAAATCATGACAACATATCTCTGGACAATCTCGCAAATGAACCGCCTCACCTCCGATGACTTCGTAGTCACGGTGCACTACAACGTGAGCGCTACAGACGGCACATTCCAAGCCAGCACCTACGGCACCACCGGCTACACACAAGCGGAAAGCGAATCTTTCCTCCCTTATGCAAGCCTCACTGAAGCCATTGTTGTAGGCTGGGTGCAAACAACTCTGGGCAAAGACACGGTGGAGGCTTCTCTGCAAAGCCAAATTGATGCTCTGAAGGCTCCGGTGCAAGAAGCTGGCGTGCCTTGGACTACAGCATAACAAATTGAGACTATAAGCAATGACGCCTGAAGAACGTAAAGAACTCATTAGCGATATTATCATTGCTTTAGAATCTACAACAATTGCACCACCCATCTTATCTGACGAAGAACATCGTTGGGTAAAGATGGCTATTCAGAAAGAAGCACAGAGCATTGAACTACGCAAAGCCATTATAGAGAAGACTCTAGCGGGACTTGTGTGGATGGTAATTGTAGGATTTGGTTATGTCTTCTTAGACTTTGCCAAGGCTCACATTCTTAAGTAGATGTTTTCATTCATTGTCAGTGCTGGTAATCCTTGGCCCAATACAACGCCTACGCTTGTGTTGGTCTGTGAAACTAGAGCACCACTAAAGGATGGAAGAGTTGTCTATGGAGCTAACGAGTTCATCATTGATAAGAAGGTGTGTCGCTATACGCTACAAGTAAAGGATAAGAAAGCATCATGATAGATCCCTTCACAGCCTTTGCAGCGGCACAAGCAGCTATAAAGGGTGTGCAAGCTGCTATCAAGATGGGCAAGGATTTAAATGGCATCATGGGTGATGTGTCTAGATTCTTTGACGCTAAAGATGCTGTGTTTAAAGAAGCAAACTCTCCTAAGAAAAGGAAGAGTGCTACATCAGAAGCAACAGACATTGTATGGCAAGCACATCAACTACAGCAGGCTGAAGAGAAGCTGAAGTGGGAGTTTATAAGT